ACGTTCCGCTTCTGCATCTTGAGCAGCTCGGAACGGATGGGGCCGACGAGGGCCTCCGCGACCTTGCGCTTGTCATCGCCGATGAGCGTCCCGACGTTGATCGGGATGTTGATGACGGTGATCCCGCCGTCCCTACCCGCGGAGCGCGCGGACGCGAACGCGGGCATGGGCGAGGCGATGGCACCGCCATCGTGCATGCGGTTCAGCATCGCCAGAAGCCCGGGCCCAAGCTTCTGCGTCGCGCGCTTGCTCATGACGAACTCGCCGCGCTGCAGGATCGCGGGGATCTCATCACCGCGAAGCCCGCCGTCGTGGAACCTTCGCGCACCCGTGCCAGGAAGCCCGCCCTCGTGCATGACCAGCCCGCCCGCGTGGAACCCGCGGCGAACGATGATGTCGATCACCTTCTGCGACGGAAGCGAAGAGATCGAGTTACTGATGCCCTCGATCTGGTTCTGCGCCGCCTCAACGCCTGCAAGTCGAATGGCCGTACGGATCTGCTCGGGGGTCAGGTTCAGCTGGTCGATGTACCTATTGATCGCGGCCTTCGAGATCCCGGCCTCTTCGGCCTGCCGCTTGAGCTCGCGGATGTGGTCCGCGACGGCACGGGCGCCCTTGTTCAGCGACCCGGTCTCATCGGCGACGGCCGCGCCATGCTCGATCGCGGCGTCGATGGCGTCGAGGATCGCCCTTCGCGCCTCGCGCCCGGCGACGGTGCGCTCGTCGAGCGCCCGGACGCCCTTCTTCAGGGTGCCGGTGAGTTCGCCCTCCTTGTTCGTCTGGTGCGTCAGCTCGTTGTTGATGTCCTTGATCGAGTCGAGCCAGTCGAGGTTCGCCTTCTCGACGTCGAGCGACGTGCCCGCCAGGGCCTCGAGGGCATCCTTCAGCAGGTCCGCCATGTCGGCGGCCTCTTCCATCTCGCCCTCAAGCTCGCCGACCGCCCCGGCCGTATCGGTCGCGGCTTCGCCGGCCTCGGTGGTGGCGTCCGCGTCCTCGCCCATTGCCGCGGCCTTGTTCTTCGCCGCGCTCTGAGCCGCCTCGACTTCGTCCGTGACGAGGGGGAGCTTCTGTGCCAGGTTGATCGCGGCGGTCGTCTCCTCGTCGTAACCGAAGAGCGACGCGATCATCGCGTCCCTATTCGTGCCGTGGGCCGCGGCGACTGCGTCGATGGCCTCATTCACGCGGGCCATCGCGCCGGCCTGCCCGAGGGCGGCGTCGGTGACCGTGTCCATCCCGATCCCCAGGGTCCGGGCGTCGTCGAGAAGGCCCTTCGTCTGTAGGGTGTTCGCGAGCTTCTCGCGGGTGTTCTCCCCGAGGGCGCCCGAGTCGGCTTCGATCGCTGCGGTGAGTTCCTCGACGCGCTGCCGGGCCTGGGCCTGACTGTTCGCCCAGACGATGACCCCAGCCGTGGCCGCGGCCAGCGCCAGCGACATCGGGTTGAACGCCCTCGCGGCCAGGCCCAGCGATCCGCGGAGGATGCCGCCCTGCAAACCCATCTCGGCCATTGCGGCCTTCACCGCTACGAGCCGTGGGAGTACGAGTAAGGTTCCACCCGCTAGGAGCGCCATCCCAGCCACCAGAGCCCCGACAGCGAGCGCAACGACCTTGACCGGACCGGGGAGCCCGCCTATCACGTCGGCGAGGTCACCGAGCGCATCGAAGACCGCGGCGATGGCGGGGAGGAGTAACTGCCCAAACGAGATGGCTACGTCGTTGATCCGGTTCTTCGCGATCTCGATCCGCGAGGCCGTCGTCTCGAACCGCTTCTCGGCCTCGGTCTGCAGGGCGTTGTTCTCTTCCCAGGCCTTCGAGCCGAGGGAGACGGAGTCGCGAAGGAGATCGCCGGCATTCGCGAGGGACAGGAAGGACCGGATAAGGCGCTGATCGGTCAACCCGAGATCTTCCAGGATTCCGATGGCCTGATTGCCCGAGAGACCGAGGCCCTCAACGAAGGCAGTGAACGCCTCAGCTGGGTCCGTCCGCCATGCGTTCGCGAACTCCTCGGCCGACATGCCCGCGGCCTCGGCAAACTTCTCGACCTGGGGGGAACCCTGCGCGACGGCCGATGTGATCGCGATCAACACCTTCTGAACCGCCGTACCACCGGCCTCAGCCTGAACCCCGACCGAGGACATCGCGTTGCCGATAGCAAGGATGTCCGTCTCGGTCAGGCCTGCGATCTTCCCGGCGCCTGCCAGCCGCAGACCGAACTCGACGATCTCGGCCTCGGTAGAAGCTCCGGCGTTTCCGAGGGCGACGATGGTCGACCCCAAGCGGTCGAAGTCCTTCTGGGACGTCCCCATGATGTTCGCGATTCGCGCGAGCGCGTTCGCAGCCTCGTCGGAGGCGAGGTTCGTGGTGACGCCCAGTTCGGCGACGGTCCGCGTGAATCCGAGGATCGCGCCCTTCTGGATCCCGAGCTGTCCGGCGGCCTCCGCGATCCGGTTCAGCTCGTTGACGTTGACCGGGATCTCCTTCGCCATGTCGCGCAAGCCCTGAGCGAGGGCGGCGAACTCCGGCTCGGTAGCGTCGACGGTCTTCCGGACTCCGGCGAAGGACGACTCGAAGTCGATGGCGGCGTCGGCTGCGGACTTCATGGCGAGGCCAATCCCCGCAGCGACCGCGGTGAAGGCGAGGCCGAGAACCGTGAAGCCCTGCTGGTTCTGCTGGGCCGACGTCAGAACCGAGGCACCGAACGCCTTCGTCGAGGCCGTGGCCTGGGCCATCTTGGCCTGATAGCTCGAGACCAGGGCCTCGAGGACTACGCGGACGGTCTTGTCGGCGATGACGGCCTCCCACGGAAAGGGTCAGGACTGCGACGGGATGCGCTTCTCGACCGTGTAGTAGAGGCTCCCGTCGCTCCGCTGCCCGGCAAACTTCTTCGCGGCGCGCTCGCGCGCGGCGCAGGCGTGACACCGGAGCGCGCGGGACAGGAAGTGCCCCTCGGCGTCCGGATCCATCGTCTCGTCGCGAGGCAGGCCGCACCCGGGGCAGACCAGCGCCTTCTCGCGCAGGTACTCGAGGACGGCCTGGGAGTCCTCAGTCGTCCAGAGGGGTTCCCCGTCGCGGACTACGCGGCCGAGGAAGACGGATCGGGGGATGCCGAGGGCGACCGACGCCTCGACCTCTTCGCGGAAGGTCGCGCTCCGTCGGAGTTGCCCGCCAACGCGGGCCCGACGAAAGGGTCGTTCCCCCCAGCGATGTTCACCTCGAGGACCGCGGTCCAGATCCGCTCGATGACGCCCGGGGGTGCCTTGCGTAGCAGCGTCGACGCCTCGTGGTCGGAGATGCCAGGCTCGATGCAGGATGCGGAGATCGCGGCCGGGACGAGCGTCTCGGCGTTGTACCCGATGTTCTCGACGGCGTGCGGCATGAAGCCCAGCTGAACGGCCTGGGCGAACACGCTCGCCTGCTCGTCGGACGGCGGGTGCTTCGAGATCAGGTCACGCCAACGGCCCCAGCCGAGTCCCTCGAACACGAACGTACGGGACTTGCTCCGCACGGCATCCTCGAGGTCGGTGACCTTGCGCTCAAGCTCCTGCGCGCGCGGCGCCTTCGCGAGCGTCTTCGCGCCGTCGTCGATCGCGTCGAGCTCTTGCTTCGCCATGACCAGATCGGACACGAGGCGTCGGTCCAGGCAGACCGATACCTCGCGCCGATCCGGCGTGATCTCTTCGAGCCAGTCGGTGACCGCCATCAGGCGGCCATCACCGAGTCGAGCTCAGGAGCGGCGGTCACTGCGAATGTGACCGTGAACTTCTGGTACTCGTTCTCGGCCGACGGGGTCGGCTGCCGCTCGTGCGACGTCACCGGCCAGACCTCGACCTCGGCCCCAGCCCCGGTCAGACCATCGGGCGCGAACAGGAGGAAACCGTCGGTGCGGTACCCGAACGTCGTCCAGGCCACGCTGGCGGTATCACGCAGGAACGTGATCGTCAGCGTGCGGCCCCACGTCCCCGGCTCCTCGGCGACGAACGCGTCACCGAGCATGGCCTGGGAAGCGTTGTTCGCCGATCCACCCTTCTCGACACCGTCGACGGGGATCTCCGCGGAGAGGTCGTCGCCGGCGGTGAGCTCGGCCTGCGTCGGAGCCGCCAAGCTGGCGACCGCCGGCAGGAAGAACACCTTCAGCGTTTCGAACGTGGTGCGTGCCATCTACTCCTCCTCCTCCTCGCCCCCGGCGGGGACGACTTCCTCGGCCATTGCCGCGAACTCCTCGTCCGTCGGCCCGGCGTCCTCAACGCGCCGCCAGCCCTTGCTCTCGTACCGCTCGACCGCGCGATCGCGCACCGCGACCGTGACATCGAGCTCGGGGTGATACATCTCGACCATCGCTGCCTCCTATCCAGTCGACATCACGCGGTATCGAGGCGTGACGTAGAACAGAGGCGGCGTCACGTCGTCGTCACGCATGACGGTCCCCGAGCCCGCCTCGGGGGCGATCCGGGGAATCGTGCGGCCCGTGACGGTCAGCCCTGCGGCGAGTGCATCGCCGACCTCGTCCGCCAGCCATTCGGCTTGCTTGCGAGACATCCCGACGCAGGTCACCTGATACGTGATGGTCGCGTCGTCGTCCGGAACGCTCAGTCGCCCGGTGCGCCGGTCGAACACGCGGTAGACGACGACGTACGGGGGATCCCCGTCCGGCGCCTCGGCATCGCCGACGGTGAGGCCGGCGGTCTCGAGCGCCGCGATGACCGCGTCCGTGTGCTCGCGGACGACCGGGAGGGTCAAAGCTCCCCCACCAGATTCGAGAGCAACTGCGCGAACTCATCCTCGTGCCGCTCTGCCGCCGGCCCCATGAAGGGCTGCGGCGAATCCTTCGAAGTCCCGTACTCCACGAACGGCGCATAGCGGACCGTCGGTCCTACCTCGGCCCCGTTCTGGGTCACGTCTGTCGTGATCGAGTTCGCGAGCGCGCCCGTCAACTTCGGAGCGAGGGCCTTCGCCGTGGCCTGAATAGCCGCAGCCGCTTCCGTGGCGGCCTTGGAGGCGTGGGCGGGGGCGGTCGCAGCTTCGCGAGCCAACCCGGCGAGTACGTCATCGAGCCCGCTGACGATCATTC